TGCGAAATGCATTTAGTGTTGAGAACCCACAGTCATTTACTCCAGACGGAATTGAGTATGAATTGAATGGGAAAATTGGCGATGTGCAAATGCGCGGCTTTATTGACCGCTGGCTCATGGAGAACAACACGCTAGTAATTTCTGATTACAAGACTGGGAAAACGCCAAGCCCGCGCTATATGTCTGACAAATTCTTCCAGTTATCAATTTATTCGTTGTTGTTGTCTCAGGTTGTGCAGAGCGACGACTTCAAATTAGAATTGCTGTATCTGAACAACGATGCAGTAAAGCGGACTCATGTGCCAACACCACAGGAGTTTGACGAAGCAACAGAAACAATTATCACGGTAAAGAAGGAGATTGACACATCGTATGAAAGTGGAAACTGGGAAGCAATTCCGTCTCGACTCTGCGACTGGTGCTCATACAAGAGAACTGTCTGCACTTATTGGAACAAGAAGAATGAACGATGAAGTCTTTGCGCAACTAGTGGCCGAAGACGTAAAAAATAAAGTCTCGGAATCACAGCGTGATTACCTAATGTTGCCACAAAACAGGGAAAGATGGAAGCGCGCACTTCTCGCGTTGTCCGAGAATCTTGAGAACCAAATTGACAATATCAATTACGATAAACAGCGCGATATTCAGCGTTATGTTGAACTTGGAGACGATGGAGTAAATCTTCTGGCCGAAGCGGTTTCAGCATACGATGTTCGTTCAAACAAGATTACAAGGTTTAAATTCCATGTAAATAAACGACTTGATTTTGTTATGTCGCTTGGTGAAAACGAAAGCGCAACAAGCCGAGTTCAGATGCTTGAGTCTGCGATTGCTGCATATCTTGAGGAACGCGGAGAAGATGCCGACGACCTTGATGAGGCGCTTGAAGTTGCACTGAAAGAAAATAAGTTCATCTTTGATGAGCTTGAGTCAGAGTGATGAGATACCGCTCCAAGAAAAAAGAAAAAGAGTACCGCGAGCGACGTCCGCTTGTTCAAAAACTACTTGAGGAACGGCCATGGTGCGAAGCTTGTGAAAAGTTTGCACAACATGATGAACTGTCTGTTTATAGAAAAAACAGAAGCCAAGACATACACGAAATAATTCGTCGTTCACAAGGCGGCTCAATACTTGATGAAGAAAATCTTTTAGCTGTTTGCAGAAAGTGCCATAACAGAATTGGCAATTACCCACAACTTGCTTTTGATTTGGGTCTGGCAAAACATGGGTGGGAACGCTAAACATTACTTGCGTTTACAACAGTAGATAAAACAAAGTTGTAAACTGGAGTTTCTTAGGACCGTTATAGGCGCGAGGGCCGGGTGCACAGGGCAACGTGCGGCACCCGGTTCTTGCGTCTCTTTTTTTATGTACGGTATAGAACTATTTACCTGACTGAAAATTTTGTGATGGTACTCTAAGTTTCTCTAGCCGTAGCCGTTTCTGGGAGAAAGAAAGGCAGGTGGTCCAAGGTCGAGTGAGTCAAATCACGGCAAATCTTTTGGGCGTCCTGCTTTGCCCAAAAATTTACACCCGCCAGATTGCTAGAGGTCTGGCGGGTCTTTGCTGTACGGGTACTATTTTGCCGTGCCGTTTGACAAAATACTCGGGCTTGACCTTTCGCTTACTTCAACTGGATATTGCCACAACGGGCAGGCTGATGTAATCCAAGTTAAAAGCAAAGGTGACGAGCGATTGCGCGATATAAGTTCGGCCATTTATGCTATTCGCAAAAAATTAGATATCCAATTAGTTGTTATTGAGGGTTATTCATTTGCGTCAATGTTTTCGAGAGCACACGCAATCGGCGAACTTGGCGGAGTTGTGCGACTTGATTTATTCAACTCTGGAACGCCATACATTGTCATCCCGCCAACATGTAGAGCTAAGTTTGCTACAGGAAAAGGCAATTCAAAAAAAGCTGATGTAATGCACGCTATTACAGATAAAACAAATATTAATTGGACCGGCAATGGTGGTGACGATAAGTGTGATGCTTGGATTCTTGAGGAGATGGCATTGACAAAACTAGGTCGCTCAAAGTACACTTGGGGTAAGGAAAACCTTGATGCTTTGAAAAAAGTTGATTGGTCCATATTGGAGGGAACTAAATGACTAGAAATGCGCCTATTAGTCAAGTTGAGATTGAAGAAGAAATGTTGCGTCTTCTTGAAATGCTTGAACGCGAGACAGAAGCTTTTGAGCAACTTTCAATTGATGCTGCTAAAAAGGATGCAATGTACAAGTCAGAGTGGGCAAAGCAATATTTGTCGGCAAAAGGACCGATTAGAGAGCGTGAATCTTGGTCTGATTACAAGTCTGAAGATTTGTTTATGGACGCAAAACTTGCTGACGGCCTAGTAAGAGCTAAGCGAGAAAAATTACTTTCGTTACGAACGAGTATTGATGCGCTGAGAACATTGAATGCAAATGTTCGAGTCCAGGTGAGCTGATGAAGGCGACTGGATTTTCGTCTATTAAATTTTCTGAACTATCAGCTGCTCCATGGCGAGCAACGCATGTTTTAAAGCCAGACCTCAGACTCCTCGCCGATTCAATTCGTGATTATGGAATTGTAAGTCCAATTGTGGTTCAGCAGAAAACAATGCACATTATTGATGGTTTTCACCGCTTTGTTGTGTGTAGCCAAGACAAAAGCATCCAACGTTCTTTGAGTGGAGTTGCTCCAGTCGTATTTTTTGATGTTGACAATATTGATGCAATGGTTATGCACATTCGTCTAAATCGTGCAAGAGGCCAACTCGTTGCCAAACACATGTCAAGCGTTATCCGAGATATTGCTCTTAGCAAAAAGTATTCCCTCCAAGAAATGGAAGAACTGTTCAACATGAACATGATTGAGCTTGACCTGATGCTTGATGGCTCGCTTCTAAAGACAAGAAAAGTTAAAGAACATAGTTATTCAAATGCTTGGGTGCCAATTGAAGCTCCAGCTGGAACAGTTGAATCTGTTGTTCTTGAAAGGCCACCAAACGAAGACCGTTAATTTAAGGTCCACGATGGTGTAAAATCAAACAGAGATTGTCCTTTGTGAGGTTTGTATGCCAATACCTAATAATTCAGTTGACACGGAAATCCCGTCGCCAACAAGAGAAGAGTTGACACCTGGTGGTCGTCCATCATGGTGGAGAAGAGCGACAGCATATGGCCTTAACAGGCTTGCTGATGCGCTTGAAGGAAGGCGTAGAACTCCAGCTGGAACTGGTCGTGCCCTGGCTAGAGAAGCGCGTAATCTTCGCCTGAATCGCACAACGTAATTAGGAGTAATACCACATGCTTGTATCCGTATCTGAATTAACCACATATATGGATATCTCTCTGTCTCTAAGACAGAAGGATGCGGCCGAATTTGTGCTTAGTGGCCTACAAAGCGAAATGGAAGCTTTTCTTCGTCGTCCAATTGAGGTTGATGAGTTTACCGAATCACACGTGCTTCCTTCATACTTCCAAGGTGTACCTGCTACGTCGTTTTTTTATGACCAATCATTAGACACAACAGACAGACCGATAAATTACATACAGCCTTCTGTTGTTATTTCTCTTCGTAATACACCTGTTGTTTCAGTTAATAGCGTAAGAATAAGAAGCTTGGGTGATGCTGGAACATATCTAGCTGAAGCCATGAAGAGAGAAGCAACCATAACTGGAGCATCTCAGTCTGGAACAAGCGTTACATTTACGTCTGCATCACATGGTTTTAAGATTGGACAAATAGTTACCGTTAAAGATGTAACACCATCTGTCTATAACACGAGTGGAAAAGTAATCACATCGGTGTCATCAAACACTTTTACTATTGGCGAGTATGCGACTGGATTGGCTGCATACTCATCTGGTGGAAGCGCGATTGCAACTGGCAATGACTATACAGTTCAAAGGTACGGACTTGAAATTTATCGTGGATTCCCAAATGACGTTATTGACGTAACCTACACTGGCGGTCTTGACGGTGATGCAATTTCAATGTTTAAGCTGATGATTCTGAGAGCAGCAACACGTGAAATGCAAAATATGCACGACGATGTTGTTGGTGTTAAAGACTTAAACCCAAGAAACGTTGCTCCACTAGAAACTGGTTTCACAGAAAAAGAATTGCTTGCGTTACGAAGGTATCGACGCAGAAGAATATAGTCATGGCTGATATTTCAATAAAAACCAAAGGTATTGATAAGGCAATTGCGCGTATGGGTGCGATGGCCACTCGTGCTCAAGCGTTTAATCCTGTTTTTATAAAAGCTAAACAAGAATTAGCTTTAGCAAATTCAGCAAACTTCACAAGCAATGGACTTCTAGTTGGCGGATGGGCTCCACTTGATGCTGAATACGCCGCATGGAAGATGACTCGCTTCCCTGGCGCACCACCGATGATTAGAACAGGAAAACTTTTTGCAAGCTTGGCTGGTGCTAATGCATCTGCATTCAGAATGACAAATACATCAATGTCTGTTGGAACAACTGTTGAGTATGCAAAGTTTCATCAGTACGGAACTTCAAAAATGGCAAAACGTAAAATCGTATTTGAGCCACCAGGGTTTGCTAAAAAAGTTGGAGCCGATGCTGGAGCTTGGGTTTCTAGAGGGGAAGTCTTCTAATGGCTTCCGAACTGATGTATGGAGCTCATTTTGCAAAAAGCTTTGTTAACACATATCTCCAATCAGACATTCCTCGTCGACTAATTCGGTACAGGAATGGTTGGTCGCTTGATGATGTTTCTTTACCAAATCCAGTTGAGTATTTGACATATGAACCACTAGCTCTTGATGTCTGGCCAACAATAATTACTGTAGCTATTTCTACAAAACGCTTTGAACGAAGTGGCTATGAGCCTGGGACAAATCCCTATTATCGAGTTGTTTATGGAATGAGAACATATATCTGGGTTCGCACAGAAGGCTCAGAGCAAACAACAGAGATGAGAGACAGGCTTACAACGGTTGTGCGTTCAGCTCTCATGGATTATCCATGCCTTAGGAGAGAGGGCGCAGAGCGCGAGGCAATGGTAGAAGAAAACACTCTAACCGAAGAGTTTTCTGACCTTACATTGCTCAAGGGCGACAGGGTTCTTGCTGGGGCATATCTTGGTTACGACCTCATCCTGAATGAGGCAATTACTCGAGACAATATTGCTGATGAAGTTTTGCAGTATCAATTGACAATAGGTCAAAACCCAGTAACAGCTATCCCTATAACAAACTTCACAAACGCCGCCAGCGTCGTGGTGGATTGATATGGATATTGACTTTTTTCAAAGTTTTGACGAACCCGTATCTAAAGCCTCCCCAGAAATATCTGGCTATATACAAATTTTAAATGTTTCAAATGGGATTATTCCTGTGGTTGACGGTTGGTACCTAAGGGCACATAAGTGTGCATTTGTACATCCAGACAACCAAAAAGTTCAAAAACTCATTAAGTTGCGCAGGGTGAAAGAAATACCGTTTACAATAGATAAGTCAAAAAATAAAAACTTAAAGCAGATTATTGAATCACCAAGCGAGCCCGTCAAGGAGATGAGCGAGCTTGAGAATCTAAAAAATTTGTTTGCAAAGCCAATAAAGACCGAGACTGGCGTGGAAACGTTCGCCAAATGAGTGTGTCGTTTTAGTACACTCTCATTAGTCTCATAACAAATAGTTCCTTTCTGAAATGGGACGGAGGAAACAATGCCAGGCATAGTTGTAACAACTGCGGTCCGGACGGGCCCAACAAACCCACAGACGGCCGCCACCGCGACAATGTTCGTTGCTGGTATCACTTCACGTGGACCAGACGGAACGGCTCATCTCGTTACAAGTCTTTCGGACTTCGAAGACATCTTTGGTGGATACACCTCAGATGGATTTGTCCATCAGACAATTGAAACATTTTTTGAAGAAGGTGGCTCGCGCGCTTATGTTTCTCGTGCGGTTGAAGTTGCTGCCACAGAGGCTGATTGCTCAATCCTTTCCAGTGGCACAGAATGTGTGAACCTTCTTGCATCTGGTGTTGGTACGTGGGCAAATACGAATGCAAACTTTGGCTTAACTGCCTCGGTTGGGTATGTTGTTGCAGGAACTTCATTCAAGGTTCAACTGCGTTTGAACAATGCTCTTGTTTGGACAAGCTCAACGCACACTTCAACAGCAAACTTTATTGACGAAGTAAACAATGACACAACAGCTGCTCTTTACATAACAGCAACAGCTGGAGCTTCAACCGGACTCCCAACAGCTGGTCAACGTTCTTTTGCTGATGGAACAAACGGAAATAGCCCTAGCGCATCAGAAATTGCAAGCGCACTTAATTCGTTTACATCAAACTTGGGGCCAGGTTCTGTATGCACACCAGGACACTATGATGCATCGTTGCGCACAGCTCTTTTTGCTCATGCGGCTGAAAATAACAGAATTGCAATCATGTCATTCGCTAAAGATGACGACTATGAAGCTGCAATCTCGGATGTTGCTGGTTACTCTGGCGAAGAAAACGCAGAATTTGGTGCATTCTTCTTCCCATGGGTAAAGAAGCCAAATGGTTCGCTGACAATGGTAGTCCCACCTGAGGGCTATGTTTGTGGAAAGCGTGCAAAAGTTCATAACCAATTTGGTTCATGGAATCCATACGCTGGTGAAAGAACAGAAGCAAGCTATGTAACTGGTGTTTATCAGTCGCTCTCAAAGACAGCAGCCGATGCTCTTGATGCTGGTTTTGTTAACCCAATCAGAGTTATCAACGGAACGGTTCGTGTTTATGGAGCTCGTTCGGCTTCGGATGACACAAGCAACTTCCGCTTCGTCATGGCTCGCGAAGTTCTTAACCAAATCACATATGAAGCAGAATCGGCACTTGAGGCTTTGTTGTTCTTGCCGATTGATGGTCGCAAGTCGACATTCGCAAGAGTTCAAGCAACGCTTGTTGCAATCATGGACAGAATTCGTATCGGTGGCGGTCTTTATGAAGCCTTTGATGCGAATGGTAAGCAAATTGACCAGGGCTACACAGTCCAGGTTAATGATGCCAATAACCCGCTGACCCAACTTGCAACTGGTGTTATTAAAGCCAAGATTGGCGCAAGAGTCTCCTCAATTGGTGACACAATTGAAGTAGAAATTACAAAATCGAACCTGACGGCATCGTTGGTTTAGGAAGTTACGGAGGAATAAATGGCTAGCAATAAGTTGGCTCAAAGGCAAATAATTGCCGAAATCACGCCAATCACTGGTGACGTGACTGGTCCAAACCTTTCTGGTTACTTTGCACAGGTGTCGGGTGGAGAAATTACAGCCGCTGTTGAAAAGATTTATATTGGCGGACAGGCATTTCCAGAAGTGCTTTGCGCCCCATCGGAAGTTGGCGACGTAACTCTTACAAAGCACTACGACCAAGACATGAGAACGATTGTTCAGGGTTTGCGCACCATTGTTGGTCGTGCATACTATGAAATCAAGGTTTATGACACAGATTGCGACCTTGCAAATCAGCAGTCAGAGCGTGTTTACTCAAAGGCTCTCCTTGTTGGTCTTTCTGAACCAGAAGGTGATGCATCTTCGGGTGCGCCTGCAACAATTGCTTTGACATTTGCTGTTTCTGGTGCTCCAACACAGTAATAATAACTGTTGACATCCACTACTAAGCGCTGGTATTTGCTAGTGTTTCGCGTATGAGCAACTCATTCTTTGAAGAAACAACAAGCACTACACGCGACACGGAAACTCTCGAAGAGAGTGACAATGTACTTGACCAGTTGAAGGTCGTTATTGGAAAAGCTGTAAAACGCGCAGATATTTTCATTAACGTTCCTGAGCGTCCAGGCGTAACATTGTTGATTAGTCCAAACATCACACAAACACAAATCAAGGCTTGGCAAAAGAATGCTGGCTCTGAAACAAAAAATGGTGTTGATGCAACTAAGTTTGCTTGCCAAGTAATTGGTCATACGACTCGTGGAATTTTCCTTAATGGCGAAGAAGCATTTGAAGGCGGAAAGCCACTCGGCTTTGCTTCACCGTCAATTCTTAAAATGACTGGAGCTGCACGAGCATTGCCTGATGCTGTGCAAAAGTTTTTTGGTCTTGACCCACATGTTGAAGCCGCTGCTTTGGCAATCATTGATGCTGCTGGATACGGTGACACGGTTGAGCAACAAGAAAACCCTACGAAGCAGCCCTAGACGAATTAAGTGAAGACACGCGGATTATTACCGCGGCTCGCCTAGGCGAAGTTTTCGGAACAGACCCAGTCCGACTGCTTGACTGCACCTTTGAGGAATGGGTTATAAGGCTTGCTTGTGCTAAAGTTGTTCAAGCAGACCGTGAGGCCTCTGAGCGGAAAGCTCAGGGTTATTAACGCGTCCACTAATACTTAGGGTTAGAGGCTATGGCTGACGAACGCGTAAATATAACTATTGACATTGATGTCAAAGACTTAAAACAAGTTCTTCTGACTAGTGGCGCCCTTAAGGGCCTAGATAGTGCTGCGAATAGAACAGAGAAAAGACTTAATCGTCTTTCTGGCGCAATGGCTGGCAATGGCTTGCAAATGACCAGAGCCAAAAATGGCACTATGCAATTCACGAAACAACTTGGATTATTGGAAAAAGTTGGAGCAAAAGTTGTAAAAAGTGCAAGAGGCATCATGTTTGCCACGATTGCAATGGTTGCGGAATTTGGTGTTTCTGCACTGACCCTTGCTTCAGTTAACGGTCTATTTGTCGTTGGTCAAGCCGTGATGAAAGCATATAACGTTGGTATGCAGGCATTGGCGGGAACTGTTGCAGCTTTTGGAACAGCCGCTATAGCTGCCGCCGCTGCTTTCAAGGAGTTCCAAGCCGCTCAGTATCAATACAGATACAAGGATTCAAAAGAAGTTGGCTCGGCACTTGACCAGTCTGGATATGCGCTTCGCTCGCTATACAAGGACAGCACCTTGGCTTCTTTTGGAATCCAAGGGCTTTCTGCAGCATTTGCTGGCGTAAGTAAAAACTCTGCATTTACTCCAGCAACCAAGGCTGCACTTAAAGCTCTTGCAGATTTTGCTCAAGCAAGCGGAGACCCACAAAAGAGTTTGGCTGCCGCTGCAAACTTTGTTGGCTTAATGCAAAAGAATAAAAAATTCACATCAGAAACACTTGCTGCAGCAAAACAAATTAGCCCGGAATTTGAGAAAGCTTTCAAAAAGGGTGGATATAAAGATGTCCAAAAATTTATGGATGACCTTACTAGTGGAAAACTTGCCACAGATGCTGGAGTTGCAGGACAAGCAGATGCTGTAAACAAAACTCTGTTTGCACAATTCAAGAGCTACCTTGCACAAGGATTGGTTGAGCTTTCTGATGTTGGAACAAGAGTGCTTGAACCAGTTAAAGAAGCAATGTTTAACATCTTTAACGGTTTGATGCGAACATTTAGACGCGTAAGTGGTGATTTGGTTGGATTTGGTCGTGGACCATTTCTGCAGTCACTAGTTGATTTCACATACAGAATAGAAGAATTCACAGTAACACTATTTAGAAAATTCCTCCCCGCAACTGAAGGATTCTGGAAGCGTATAGGAAGAATTTTTGAAGGATTAAAAGTTTATTTTTACGAAGCTAGAGACTCACTGGACCGTCTAAGAGAGGGTGGCTCTATTGTTATTAAAACTTTCGGAAAACCAATACTTGAAATATTCAAGCAAATTGGTAAAAGTGCTGCAAATATTGGTGACCTAGCAAAACGTAATCGAGCAAACTGGGAGAAATTCAGTGATGCTATAACACGTTTTGTTCAAGGCTTTTTTGATATGTCAAAGGGTTTTAAAACTGCGTTTGATGCTGCTTTGCCAATAATCTCTCTGCTAATAAAATTCGTTGGACAGCTGATGTCGCTCATTGGCTCCATGATGTCTATGGCTGGTAATCTTCCTGGTATTTTTGGAACTGCTGGCGGTGCACTTGCGACAGTTGGTGCTGGATTTGCTGCATATAAAGGAAGAAGAGCTGCACGTTTTCAGAATAGAAAAAATGCCGCAATGGTTGCTTCAGGCATGGCTCCAGTTTCTCAAGAAGATGCAATTTATAGCGGAATGCCATTGTCTCGTATGACTGGGCCAGCTGCCCCGGGCTATTCGTCTCTTTCTGGACAAATGGGTGCTGGTGAAAAAGCTGAAGCCAAGGGGGCTATGTCAGTATCTGACAAACTTGGCGAGCAAGCAAAGAAATTGGACTATATCCAAAAACTAAAACCAGGTGGCGGGAAGAGCAAAGGTGGCGGCGGAGTTCTTGATGCAATCAAAGCTGCGACAGTAAATGTTTACGGTGAAGTTGTAAATGTGTCTAATCGTGCTGGTGGCGGAAGAGGAAGAGGAGCTGGAAGGGGTGGTGTTCCAGCTGGCCAAGATATAGGAATCAGTCCACAGCGAATGCGTGGCGTAGTAGCAAATGACCCATACATAAGTTATAGGCACGTACAAGGCGCACCTACTGGCGGATATGCGGGGTTCGGCTATCAACAAATGCTTAACGCACAAGAAGGTGGCCGTCGTCGTGCAGCCCAAGAGGCAGCTCGTGAAAGAATGATGAGAAGGCGTGGATTTACATCTACCCCGATGGCTGGACCAGTTCCTGGAGCAGTTGGCGCACCAGGAAGATTTGGTAGATTCAGTACCTTTGCGCGTGGAGCCTTGCAACAGGTGTGGACTGGGACATCACCATCAAGCCTTGGTGGACAAATGGGCGGTGGAGCTATTGCTGGTGCTGGCGGCCTACGCGGTATGGCTGGAAGATTCTTCATGGGTCAGGGTTATACACCTGGAGAAAGAATAGGTTTCAAAAATCGCGCATCTCAGATGCTTGGCATGGCTGAAGGTAGTTATGGTGGTGGGCGATTTGGCGAGGGCTACAGAAACGCGCGTGATAACGCACTTCAAACTGGAACCAAATTCAATCGAATGAAAGGATTACGCGCTGGTCTAAAGAATAGTGTCAGCGGTGCAGGTATTGTTGGTTCTCTGTTGGCCAGCTCTGGAATAAGCGCTCTCCAAAGCAAAGGCATTGTTTCTGAAGAAGCAGCTGGTGGTTTGCAACTTGGAGCTTCTCTTATGTCAATCAACCCAATGCTTGGCGCAGCTGTTGGCGCTGGATTGACAGCGTGGAATGCAAAAACCAAGACTGGTGGAACAGTTGCTGGAGCAGCTAGCGGTGCGGCTCTTGGAAGCATGATTCTTCCAGGTATTGGCACGCTAATTGGTGGTGCAATTGGAGCTGGTCTCGGTATGTGGAGAGCAAATGCAAACCAAGCAAAAGAGGCAAGAGAAGGCGTCAAAAAAATCGCTGAAAGCTTCATGTTTCAGGTCGCTTCATCCGCGCTTGCTGGAGTAAGCACTGGTTCAACTACTGGTGCAAGAATGCAGGTTGAAAGATTTGGTTCATTATCAAAAACATTTACTGCTGCAAATAGCAAGACTGAAAGAGAAGCGATACTCAAGCCGTATAAGAGTGTGTTGGGTAAAAATCAGTTTGACTTAATGACTGGCGACAATACCGGTGATGCGGAAAAACAATTTGCCAAGACTGCTATAAACATGAAAGCTGCTTTGACTCCTGCTTTCAATCAGTTTGACGATGTTATGCGCTCCTTGATGCTTTCAACTGGTAAAACTGGTGACGAAATCATGGAACTTGCTATGGAAAAGAACGTCAACCTGTATGACTCAACTCTAAAGCTTTCTGACATAACAGCAAAGCTTGGTGTTGGCATGACCAAGACCGCCAAGCAGTTCAGTGACTCGTTGCGTGATGTCCAGATTGCTTCAATGGGTGTTTTTGACCAGTTTAAGCAAAGCAAAGAAATGAAGGATGCTCTTCAGGCTGCTGGTGAAACCATTCGAGGAGGAGACACGTCGGTAGAAGCTGTTGCCGACTATCTGCAGAAACAAGCAGACCTTCTTAACTACAAGAACCCAGATAGCCCTCTCAGCAACATCATATTCCAGCTCCAAGACTTCGGAACAGGATTGAATGCAGGTAAGGGTCGTATCTTCCAAGCTGGTGGACCTTTGGCTGGAGTTTCTCTTGGTGCTGAGCAGTCGCAATTGATTGGCGCGATGGGAGACCAGCAACTCAAGGGCTCTGCACAAACAGCGGCTTCACAACTTGGCGCGATGATGACTGGCGCAGGATTCCAGTTCAGCAATGCTGACCTTGGTCGAAAGAACCTTGAAATCCAGATTCAAACACTCATGCGTAAAGCTGCTGGTGGCGATGAAACAGCTATCGGACAGGTTAAGAAGCTTGAAGAAGACCTCATGCGTGGAACAGCCCTACAGGGCAAGACTGGCGACCAGATTGCTCAGTATTTGTCATCCACGCTTGGTGGCTCTCTGAAGCTCGGCACAGAGGGTCAGAAGGGCACTACGTCCTTCATGGGTCAGGGCATCATTGGTGAGGTTTCTGGTAGCTACGAGCAGTTCGGTAAGGCGCTTAACGAAGAAGCTACAGCGCTTAGGCAGGGATTCCTAGACGCTATTGAGTCTGGATTTTTTACCAAGAAAGGAACACCAGACTGGTGGAACACTGAACCAAGTTGGTGGACTGCTGGCTTGCAGGTAGATAAAGATGGCAATCTTAAGCCAGCACAAGATACACGAACCCCTCGTGGCGGACGTGTCGGTGATACTTCTGTCTCAAAGACCTTGGGAAGAACAATGTCACGTCATAGCTACTTTGACAGCATGCTTACCGGAAAGCGCACTGTCACAAGTTCGTGGAGAGATTACAACCTTGGTTCACCAAGCTCCGACCATGTAACTGGTAAGGCTTACGACCTAACAGGACAGAACCTTGGCCAGTATGCAACGATGATTAACGCTGCTGGTGGTTTTGCTGAGTTCCATGGCGCTGCTGGTTCTAGACACCTTCATGTAGTTCCACCTGCAGCCCCAACAGGCGATACGAGCACGGCAAAAGTTGCCATGGCCGCTAATGGGAACTCTCCACAAGTTTCAGCTGGTGACAATATTACGGTCAACGTATACGAGACGAAGGACCCACGAGCAACCGCTCAGGAAGTCGCTAAACAGCTTTTGAACATGCAGCGTAACTGGAAGCAGAGGTCGTAAACATGGCGTTATCAATTTCAGGAAGACCAGTTCCTTCAAATATTCCAAACGTTGGTGCAGTAAAAATAAGCAGACTAGAGCGTGTTGACTCTGCTGGGAATAGCGTTGTAGCGCTTGCTGAGACGGTTGTTCGTTCAATGCAACAGATTTCTGCTCCATTTTGGGACTATGCATTTTCTGTGCCACCGGGACAAGTAAACCATGAAGGATATGGTGTTACTTTGAATGAAATAAATCGCCCGTATCTGACACCGATGATTGATGTAACCAGCGGTAAGTCTTTGAGGGCTAGTTTTGAATTTCCCGTTGTTGCCCGTCAGCTTACAAATAAGGAACTCTTAGATGGTTTTGCCTCTAGTGTTGACAGTGAAATTTTGTTGCTCCAAGAATTCGCTAATTACGGTATTCCAATACAGTTCACCAACATGCACCCTGCATTAACAACTCCAGCGTGGTACATCGATAATATTACATTTAATCACTCGCGTATAGCTGTGTCTGGAGAAACTGCGCAGGCAATTTGTAGTATGTCGCTTATAGAGTTTGTTCCAAAAACAACACGATTAATTTTGTTGCCAAGATTTTCTTATGGAAAATTTACACCAATAACAAAAAAGACTAAGAAAGACCCGAAGGGCCCAGGAGTTGATGATGTTGAGCGTTTAACGCTTACGAACTCGGCCGCGAGGGCTGTAGTTGGAATCAAGAAAAACTTCTAATCCTTTATGGCTACAAGATATTTTCCAGAATACCCAACTGCTTTAGAGGCTGGAGTATCCGAGCAAGATGTCATCCAATATGGAAATATCAATCTTTTAACTCGTCCTGTCGCAAGACTTAAAAATGGTTCAATAAAGACCATTTTTTCAATCGGTATAGGTGAAACACTAAGCGACGGAACAGTTGTCCAAGTTCTTATTCCTTCAGTTAGTGATGATGGAGTTGAACTAAACGACGCAAGTGCCAAAAGACTTTATGGTCAAACTGGTAGACATTTAGGAAAATTCATATCAATAGCTGTATCAAATAAGTATGCAAAGGTATTGAGTGCAAAAGAGCTCAACAGATATAACCTTTCAATTAAAAACAACCCACTTTATGGCAGTGGTGATTCCTGGGTTCCAGTAAACCAAATACCAGACGCTGGAAAAAGAAACTTGGGTGGGATTGTGCAACTTGCCGACCTTCCGACTACCGAAGCACAGGCAACATTTGCAAATGCTTTGACTTCGGTGACTGTTAGCTACACAATGGACCTAAACCCAGAAATAACGATTAGCCTTGTTGATACAGATTATAAAATGTTTGAGTCAAACTATTTTGTTATTAGACGGGATGTCACATACAGAGGAAGGCAGTACGAAATAGCTGAAGTTTCAACTGGGCCCGGTTCTGGCGGAAGTCCTAATGTCACAATCAAGTGTAGAAACAAAGCTATTCAAAGAATGCGCAGGGATAAAACCCCTGGTTCTGTTGTCGGTTCTTCTGGTTTTGAATACGCACAAAACGCCGCTAGAAAGTTCGGGATGCAGTTTCTTGGTCAACAGACAAGCAAAACTAAATCTACTTTTAAGGCCAGAACTGGAGATGGCGAGGAATCTGTCTGGGATGTTCTCACTAGGACGGCTGGAGATAATCAGTATGTTGTTTTTGAAGTTGACAACACTCTTGTTTACGCTTCTCAGGATTGGCTTTTGTGGAAGTACGGAATGTGGGAAAGCACGAGCACTACAGCAGCTGGAGTGGCAACAGTAAAGAAATTCATACCGTTTCTGTATATGCCAGGATTAACACCTCAGGAGCTTGCAGGCCAATTTCTTGCTGTTGATGCTACAGACACCATGTTTGAACTTGAAACATGGCCTGATTTTTCTGCGTCAGACAACGAACCTCTTGCAGCTCAAGGTTCATGCAATGTCTTGATGCCTAATGGCGGGATGCTCCGCCCTGGCTATACTGTTTTAGTTGGTCCTTACCCTTCATATTTTTTTGGTGGATATTTGATTACCGAGGTTTCTTTTAATGAGGCATCTCCAGAATCAGCTCAGGTTTCGTTTAGGACACCAGCGGAACCATTGAACCAAAAGAATAAGCCTATTAAACCTCGAACTGGAACCCAGCCTGGTTTGTCTCTTGGGCCAGGGACAGTAAGAACCGGAATTACCCCTTAAGGAGAACCAATGCTTTATGATGCAACTGAAAGATTTGGTAATTCAACAAAAGCATCTTCAAGAAAACCACGACCTGGAGGACTCTACAAAGGTAAGGTCGTGAGAGTTTCTGGGGGAGTTTTTGTAACAGTTCCAAAAGTTGCCCCAGGACAAACATTTGGTCCATGCATGGTGTTTGGACCCTATCCAGTGCTTGATGACAATGTTCTATGTGCATTTCTTGACAATAGGTTTGAAGAGCTTGTAATACTTGGTCGAGAGACAACAAGTAAAGTTCTAAAAGATGTTGATACTCCAACCGCTACTACTGATGCAAGTAATAAACTATATGTAGACACCGAAATATCGGACCTTCGTGCATATATTGACGAACAGATATCAAATCTATAGGCGCCATGGACACAATTAAATTCCCAATAACATTTGACAAAGGAAGAATGTCTGTACTTGAGGAACAAACACGTCCCTACTATTCGCAAGCAATAGCTCTAGCTTGCAGAATTGAAAAAACAGAACTCCCACTTGAAATTACATACGGTGTTAAAGATTCTAGTTTTACCAATTTTCGTAAGGCCGAATTAACTTACACAATGGCAAAGTTTTGGCCAGAAATAAGAATATCAACATTAGAACAATTACCTCCAGATAAAAACGGGGTATCTCGTTTGGTAATTGATTTCACATTTGAGGGTCAGTAATATGCCATCGCCAGATTTTTCAAGCTATATAGACCTCACTGTAAACGACCTTCAACCTGGTGATATTTACGATGCCGCCGTTGAATATGCGCGAATCGCATTACCTGAGTTCGCTCCACGCGCTGGAACTATTGAAGATGCAGTAATTCAAGCAACTTCATATATTGCAGGAACAACTGTTGGCGCAATAAACAGGCTGCCAGATGGGCTAATGGAGGGCGTTCTTAAGTTCATGAACGTTCTGCGCAATGAAGCAACTTTTGGTTCTGCTTCAATCGAATTCACTCTTGGTTCTGCTGGAGATACCGTTCCAGCAGGAACGATTGCAGTTTATGAAACCACAGATGGAGATGTGCGTCTTCAATATCCGTTTGAACTTGAGTCTGAACTAGTTGCCGGAGTCGGGGAAACAACCGTTGTTGGAATAGCTACATCTCAAGTAGCTGGAATCCTTCCGTCCATACCATCTGGAACCACACTGATTCTTTCGCAGCCAAGCGCTGTAGTTCTTTCGGCAACAACAACTGGTGCAATAACCCAGGGTGGTAGACCTGAAACTCAAGCTGAATACTTCGCCAGAGCAACAAGCAAACTTGAGTCACTTTCTTCGGTTCTAACAACAGCAAAGCAGGTTGAAAATTACATTCTGACAACATATTCTGAAGTTCATAGATGCAAGGTTTATGACTTGACAGAGGCGATTGTTTACGAAGCTGCTTCTAGTTCCAAGAATGCTAGTCGTTCTGGAACAGCAGTTA